TCATAGTTTTCGAGCTGGCCCAAATCCTGATCGATGTATTTCAGTTCGGGAACTTGTTGCTTGAGGCGATCGCTAATATCGATGAGCGCCTGACCGAAGAAACTTTTTACAGCCATAAAAATTAGTTACAGGTTTACAAAGTTGCAGGTTACAAGTAAAAAATCAGGCGGGGCAGGCAAAAACCTTCGCACACACTACGAAGGGAAAATCCCGCTCCCGCACTGATTTAGTCTTTAATGTTTTCATTCAAAAGAAAATTGGAGAAAGGAAAATCAACTCTCTCCAATTTTAAAAGTATCAGCTTCTTGACGGTTTTAAAGACCGTCAAGAAGCAAATGGTTAACTAAATTATTTGCGTAATTCTCTTTGCTTGGTACGCTCGTCTCATTCGGTCGCGCACTTTGCTCGAAACCTGTCACGCAATTTTCCAGCGTTTCGATTGGGCAAGCTGTTTCCTACAACTAAAGCAATGAATGCTCGTAGCTTGTAGCGATGGCCTGCGATTGCTCAGTAGAATTTTTTTCTACCGGCTTTGCCTGCACTGTTCCCACAACAGCGAGAAGTGCAAACGAAAACATGACAAACACTTTTTTCATAATGGGCCAGTTTCGCACTGGCAGGCGTTTAAATCTTTAAAAAATTGGAGAGAGGCAAAAAATAATTACTTCCAACAACCACTGCTAATGGAGTAACGCCAGTACCTCCCCAATTTTATGCTTTCAATTCTTTAATCTCTTTTACATAAGCAGCCACAGCAACGCGCTTTATCCTCATGTTGAGATAAGGACTATTGCCCATGAACTGCCGCTTGGGCATATCCATATTTACTTTGCGTGTGTGGGCTTTCACCTCCACGCCAGACTTTCGTGTAAAGCCTTTCACCGATTCGATCAAACCAATTCTTAACCCTTCGTTGTGTGCTTTTGCATAAGGCACATCGTTGCCGATCATTACCGCATCTTTTTGCACAAACAATATCCGGTTGCCTCGGCGCAAGCGCCCGATGTGAATGAGTATCGCACCATTGTTGTTTGATCCTTTGCGCATCACCTTGCGCTTCATCCACGGTTGAAACGTTGCTCCTAAAAATCCCTGTCGCTTAAAATTGTCGAGCGTGAAGTTGACGGCCTCATTGCCCACGATGATCGGAAGCCGCGTAGTAACGCTCCTGAATTGTTGCTCGATCAATTTTATTCCTTGCTCCGGTGTCATGGCTTTGGTTGTGATTGATCAAGTACCCATTGAGGCGCATCAATAAAATAGGGATGATCTTCAGGGAAAATCAAACCTTGTTGTGCCAAGTTTGTGCGGAACATTTTTGGAATGTCAGGAGCAACAATTTTGCTATTGGGAGTTATCTGCTTTCCAAACACCCTTCTTGCAGTACTTCTGCAACGGAAATGATTAGGCGGATAAAACTGTTTCCAAAAAGGATCGCTAAGAGGTTTAACAATTCCATTTAAGCTGAGACAGAGCGCCGTAGTTTGCGAATCTAAAACGGCATCGAACTCTAACAACGGATCTCCTTCTTCTGCAAATGTGATCCACTTGCTTGCCATCTGGCCGCCTGCGATGGCGAGATCGTATTCGGTTTTTAAATATGCTTTCGAATATTTGTCGGTGATGGTGAGCGCAATTTTTTTGAAGTCGTCGAATGCGCGAAGCGTGCCATCATCATTCAATAGTGCGTTGCTGATCTCGCGCAGCTCCTGATAGTTTTTCGCTCCGCTAAACTGATAAACATTTTTCTTGAGATGCTCCAACATGTTATAGTCGGGCGTATCATAATCAACGTTGGACAAATTTTGTCCATAGCCTTCCGTTACTCCCTTCCAAAACTTATCGAAGTACAATTGCACCATATTCATGTCGAGGCCGTTGATGCCTTTGTCATTCCACACGCGCAAGATCATTTGATTGATTGCGTCTGTGTAATCATCCGCTGAAAGATCACTTACTTCATGCTCACAACATTGGTGATAAGCCTCTTCGAGTTGTGAATGAAGCTCTTCGAATGAAAGGCCACTCAGCCCCGCCAACTTTCGTGAGATCGTTACGGGGCCGGGTCGAAAAAATCTGCTAGCATTAGCCGCATGTGATTCCAAAAATTCGTTTGTGCAGCGCTTAGATTTTTTACTTTCTTTTTCTTTGGCTTTGCGGGAGTTGGCGGGTCTTCAGGAGCGGGATCTTCCTGTGGCGGATCATTGCCATTTTTTATATTGTTCATTGCAGCTTTGTCGGCCTCTTGCTTGGCTTTCAGCTCATCGTAATTGTCAGGCTTTGGAATGCCGTAAGTGTTATAAAAATAATCATCCTCGATAGGCACCCCTGCCGCTTTTATTTTCGTATCGATATCGATCCGTTGGAAAAGCTCTTCAACGTTGATCTCCTTTTCGTAAACAAATTTTCCGCCGTCAACAACGGGATAACCATAGCTGCGCAAAATGGAAATGAACTTTTCAGAGTTGAGCATGTTGGCAACATATTTCAAATCGGATTTTGTTTTTTCCAATTGCTGTTTGCCATGCTCCTTGCTTTGCGCATATCCACTGCTTTTGCTGCTCGCAGTGCTCTCGGTATTGCCGAGAATTAATACGCTCATTTCTTCATTGCAAGCCATGCGAAATTTATCCTGAAGCTGACCATCGCCATTGCTCTGCTTGCCGTCCTTCATATCGAACTGCGCTTGCTTCGGAATCATCATTGCCAAAGAACTGCCGCTTGTATCGAGCACTTCTTTTAATTCCATTTTCGTTTTTGTATCGTATGCATCATAATAAATGATGCGCACAGGTTGCCCGAAAATTTCTATGTACTGCGCCCACTCACCAAACGCGCCCCGCTTCCAAATGGAATATGGTGCGCACTTGTGCAATAAACCGAGCGCGCGCTTTTGGCCCATGATCCATAGATTCGAAACACCTTCATAGGGAGTGCCTTCGTTGCTCCATTGATCTTTTGAAATTACTCCGGCTTCCAACTTAATGTGTTTGCGTGGAATATCTTCGATTTGAATTTTTGGGCCAGGTACAAATTCTAATCCGCTTCTTCCCCAGAATTCAGTTTCCATAATTGTTTTCACCACATGGCGGAACTCCAAGCTTTGAATAAGATCATCCATGTCGTCCACGCACTTGCCGCTCGCGTCATCGTAGCGAAGTTTTTTATTCAATATGGCATCGATACGTTTTTCGATTAGCCCTGTTAAAAATCCATCTACACCAATGTCAGTGTAGAGATCAAAAAGTTTTACGAAAATGGGATAGAAAACAGACTCAGCGCTGATTATGCCTTGTTTAAAATCCTGAATATCTTTTTGTGAGCGATCGGGTGCAATGATGCGCAGCTCTTGAATAACGAGTTGAGTGCCGGGAGCTGGCCCAGCTTCTTTAGTGACTACACCCTTTTTAATTTTCTTTGCCATATGTTAAAAAAATTGTGTGCGTTTGCAATTACTACTCCACTGCACAGGTTCGTTCTCCTTGAACTTAGTGGTCGGATCATCCGCAGGATAAGGCCAACCGGAAGGATCGGCTTTGCCTTGCTGCACTAGCTTGAGCCATGTAATTGCATCTTCATAACCTGTGCGAAGAAGTTTGAGATCGATATTTACATTGGAGAGCTTCACCATGCGCCAACAGATCACATCAATGCAAATGGTTTTTAAATATTCTGTAATCGTTGGATCGAGTGAACCTGCAAACAGTGTAGCCGTATCGTAGCGGCTTAAATAGCTCTTAACTTCAGCAATACCCGTGTTGATAAAGCGCGTAATAAGCGTATCTGGATCGGTGGCGGGAATGTAGCTTGTGCCAGACCAAGAAAATAAATTATCGGTGCTTAGGTCTTTGTAGATGTAACCTGAAACTCCTGTGACGGGAAAATCGGTTTGAGTTGCAAAGTCGAGCGTGAGCTTTCGAATGATCTCGTCAATAATCTCCGGGTAAAGCGTAATGTGCAAATCAGTTTTTACAATGAATGCCATGATTAAAATCGTTTAGAGTTTGGTTTCCTTCTCACTGCTTGAAAGGCATCTTTCTGAAGAAGAAGAACTTTATTTTTTAAAATGTGCGCTCCACCCTCCACAAAGTCGGGGCCATCCAACGTTCGCGAAGTGGCACTCGCAGTTTTGAATTGAGCAATCAATCTTTTC